CCCCGTTATACGTATACGTGGTTATGAAAAATTACCAAAAATAAGATGTAAACTTACATATACCTAGAAATACACACTTTTTTACCTATAAATGCAATTTAGGGGTTGACAAACAGGTAAAAATATGATAAGATCCTGTATCTTTAATTGGATACGGAGATCCAAACGAAGTATCTTATTAAATATTCAACGGGGGTACTCTAATTTATACTAAATTCATTATTTATTCTAAAATTTTAGCATTAAATAAGTAATTTGTAAACATAGTAGTTGTATAAGATTATAAATAAGTAACACTATTGCGTAAACTAACTGTAATTTTATATAAATATTATTTTTTTCTTGACAATTTATATAAAATGTGATATAATCTGTAATATAATACCTACTGTGACTAGATATCCTTTCTTTGAGGAGACTGTGGTGACTAGGTATACTGTTTTAAAGGTGATTGCAGCGAAAATAGGTGTATTTTAGGGAGTTTTTTCAAATTACAGTAGGTGACTCCCTTTTTTTTATAGTATATAGGAGAGAATCATGCCCCAAGGTCCAGGTACGTATGGAACTAAAGTAGGTAGACCCCCTAAAAAGAAGATAAAGATGAAAAAGGGTGGTTTTACTAAGAGAGGCCCATGTAAGAAATGATAAATGGGATATTATCGGAACTATTACGGAGGTAGGATGGACGATATGGCTGTAGTTAGGAATACTGGGGGTTGCGGTCAAGAGAGTATTTTAGTAGACGATGTAATTAGCGGAGAGAATACAATAGTAATGGAGGATAGTGTTATGGTTATGAATAATACAGATACCCTTACAGGATGTAAGTGTGATAGTTGCGAGGAATGCGGTTGTGATCCCGACATATGTAGATGCAATTGTCATACTGATAGAGATCTGGATATGTTTAAAATGGAAAACATTGACTAGAGTCTCCGCTATGGAAGATGATATAACACAATTAGAAATGGCAGATAAAATACTTAAACTCTGGTTTGAGTATAGACAACATTTATTATATGCTGACCTGGAACAGTTCAGAAAGTTTATAAATGAAGAGATGGGAAGACGTATAGAGGCAGGAGAGAAGACAACAACTAAGAGGCATGTAGTATAAATGCTGGATATTACGCAGGAAGCTAAGAATTATCTTTGTGATATTACAAAGGAACATAATAAAGAATATATAGCTTTTGGAGTTAAAGGTGGAGGGTGTTCAGGGTTCTCATATATATGGGATTTTTCTGACGGTCCTCTTAAAGAAGATGAGATAATAGATATAGGCGATGGAGTATCCCTTATAATTGACGGTATGAGTGTTATGTATACGTTAGGAAGTAAAATAGACTATGTTAAAGAATTAGGTGGTACGTATTTAAAGGTATCTAATCCAATGGCAGATAGTCAGTGTGGTTGCGGCGAGTCTTTTTCGGTTAAAGTTTAAAGTGGGAAGACGATCATAGTTTGGTGGGGGAGACAGCGTGGTGTCTTAGAGATCGTATAAGTAACAGGGGGTAGTAGTTGTGATATGGGAGAGGGATGGTCAGTAATCGTACAAGGATGGCCTATTGCACTTGGATTTATAACGCTTGTAATAGTATTAGCAAAGATGCATGGTGAGATAGACACACTGAAAGAAAAGGTAAAGGTCTTATTTGATTTATGGAACTCCAAAAAAGAATAAAGGGATATATTAGTAAAGGTAAAAAAAGTAAGTCTGCAAAAAGAATAAAGGCTTATATTAGTAAAGGTAAAAGAAATGGAGAATAATTAAATGTCTGGCGAAAAAAAGTGGGGTTTACCCAGAAACCCAATTCTTAAAAAATTAAAAATTATTCAAGAGGGAAAAGAAATTCCTATAAGCGAACTAAAAAAAATACAGCAAGAAGTAGATGATCCTGTCTGGAAAGCTTCTAAACCAGAAAAAAAATTAAAAGAAGGTGGTTTTACCCAAAGAGGTGGAATGTATAAGAAAGGTTATTAATGTGACTGAACAACAGGAAACATTCTTAAATGCATTGTTTGGTGAAGCTAATGGTAATTTTCGTCAAGCTATGAATATGGCAGGGTATGCAGAGACGGAGTATCCAGCTAGATTAATTCGTACAATGAAATCTGAAATAATAGACAGGGCAGAAAACATGCTTGCGGCTAATGCACCTAAAGCAGTATTGTCTATGTCTGGTGTTCTAGATGATCCTAGTGCTTTAGGCAATCGTGAAAAGTTAGCCGCTGCAAAAGAAATATTAGATCGTACTGGTATAGTTAAAACAGAAAAGATTGAACATAAAGGTGTTGCATCTGCTGTTGTAATATTACCCCCTCTTGAGGAAGATAATGATCAAACGGAAGGATAAGAATGGAGTACGTACAAAAGTTAAAGCAATTGGTAGAATCCCTTGGGGATATGATCGTGTCGTGGAGAAACAGGGCGATAGCTGGTATGTTCCAGATACTGACGCATTTAAATGCCTTGATCGTGCGATTATGCAAATACGTGAGGGAGGCCATTCGGTTAGGAAGGTAGCAACGTGGTTAGAAAATGAAACTAGTAGAAAACTGTCTGCTACTAGGTTACACAAGTTGGCATGGACTGAAGAGGAGTTGGAGACTAGGAGAAAAACACGCAGACGTTCTTTATCTCCCAAACAACGAAAGATCGAAGACCTCAAAAACACGGAAAAGCAAACTAGGATTAAAGCAGACCAAGCAAAGAGACGATTAAATAAAGCATTAGATAGAGGCGTAGTTTCTGAAGAACCTCTAGACTTTACGGATGCAGTAGCGAAAGAACCTGAAGTTGTTTTTAAATCTAATCCAGGACCTCAAGCAAACTTTCTTGCTGCAAATGAACGTGAGGTTTTCTATGGAGGTGCAAGAGGTGGGGGTAAAACTTATTCTCTTCTTATAGCACCTTTAAGATTTATAGAAAAGCCTATGCATCGTGCATTACTTATAAGACGCTCGATGCCAGAATTAAGAGATGTTATATTTCAGACGCAGCAGTTATATCCTAAAGCTGCACCTGGAGCAAAGTTTAAGGCACAAGAGAATACGTGGTACTTCCCTAGTGGAGCCAGAATAGAATTTGGGTATTGCGAAAACTTACAAGATGTGCTAAGATACCAAGGACAATCGTATTCTTGGATTGGAGTAGACGAATTACCACAGTATGCAAATCCTGATATTTGGCATTTTCTTAGATCATCTTTGCGTACTACAGATCCCTCTATACCGTTACATATGAGGGCAACAGGAAACCCTGGTAATATAGGATCAGCTTGGGTTAAGAAGATGTTTATAGAACCTGCTGAACCTAATACAAGGATAACTGAAAAGATTGAATACGAGGTAGATGGAAGAACATTAACAAGCGAATTAACTAGAAAGTTTATATCTGCATCAGTTTGGGATAATCCCTACTTGACACAGGACGCTAGTTATGTTTCTATGTTAGCATCACTACCTGAAGTAAAAAGGAAACAGTTTTTATATGGCGATTGGGATGTAGTTGAAGAAGGTGCATTTCCTGAGTTTGATAAAACAGTGCATACGTGTGAAAGTTTTGAGATTCCGAATGGCTGGACGCGAATTAGAGCAGCAGATTTCGGATACGCTGCCCACTCTGCTATTCTATGGGGGGCTGTTGATTTTGATGGCTGTTTGTGGATATATAGAGAGTTATATGTTAATCGGATGACTGCTGATAAATTAGGTCAGATGATTATGGAAGTAGAAGCAGATGATGGTAGAATACAGGATGCATTGTTAGATAGTTCGTGTTGGGCTAAAAGAGGTGATGTAGGCCCATCAATTGCAGAAACTATAAATAGAGAAGGATGTAGATTTAGACCATCAGATAGATCACCAGGATCTAGGGTTGCAGGTAAGATTGAGTTACATAAGAGATTTACAATTGATGAAGAGTTAGAAGAACCTAAGATCAAAATACTACATAGTTGTAGAAATTTAATAAGTCAGATTGCAGCATTACCAGTAGACCCACGTAATCCTGAAGATGTTGATACAAAGGCAGAAGATCACTTATATGATGCGCTACGATATATGATAATGTCTAGACCTACAAATATACGAGTAGCGTATGAGAATACTCCGAAGACTAGATACCAGCCTTCTGATTCTACGTTTGGATATTAAAGATGAGAAAACCACGTAATTATAGAAGAGAGTATATAAGAACACATGGTACAGCGAAAGGTAAGTTAGACAGGGCTGGACGTAATAAAGCAAGGAAAATGGTAAACCCCCCAAAGGGTATGGAAGTACATCATAAGAATGGAAACCCAAGAGATAATAGAAAAAAGAATTTATCAGTTGTTTCTAAAAAAGTAAATAGAACTCTACAGCCAAAGAGGAAAAAATATGGTAGACAAAAATGAGTTAAGTGCGTTAGAAGAAAAAACTAAGAGTGAAAAATCTTACGATAGTTTAGTAGGTTATGTAGAAGCCCGTTACCAAAGAGCCAGAACAAGACGATATTCTGATGAAGAACGGTGGGTACAGGCGTATAAAAACTATCGGGGTATATACGGTTCTGACGTACAGTTTACAGAAACTGAGAAGTCTCGCGTATTTATTAAAGTAACTAAAACTAAAGTACTTGCTGCATATGGTCAATTAGTAGATGTTTTATTTAGTCAGAATAGATTTCCTATTGGTGTAGAACCCACAACATTACCTGATGGAGTTGCAGATACTGTTCACGTAGATCCTAAAGAACAGGAGCAAGAACAGGCATTAGAACAAATTCAAGATATATATGGTAGTCCTGGAGATGGTAATGATCTTCAGCCTGGTGCTACAACAGACGCACTTAAAGATATGTTAGGTCCACAAACAGAAGATTTAAGTGATATAGAAGGACTTAAAGAAGGTCCAGGTCAAACACAAACTGCTATTACTTTTCATCCTGCTATGGTTGCAGCTAAGAAAATGGAAAAGAAAATTAAAGATCAGTTAGAAGAATCTGTAGCAACAAAGCATTTAAGGTTTTCTGTATTTGAATGTGTACTCTTTGGTACTGCTGTTATGAAGGGTCCGTTTGCTGTTGATAAAGAATATCCAATGTGGGATGATGAAGGTGATTATGATCCTTTAATAAAAACAATTCCAAAAGTAGAGTATGTATCTGTCTGGGATTTTTATCCTGATCCAGATGCGTATAATATGGAAGACTCTACTTATACTGTAGAACGTCATCGTTTAACAAGACCACAACTTAGAGCATTAAAGAAGCGTCCATTTTTTAGATCAAACGCTATTGATGATGCTATTAAATATGGTGAGAATTACCAGCAGGAATGGTGGGAAGAAAGTTTAAATGATAATGATACCTCTTCAGATTTTGGTGGAGAGGGATTTGCATCAAGTAATGGTGATGTAGAAAGATATGAAGTATTAGAATTTTGGGGAACTATAGATAAAGAAATTGCAGAAACACAGAATCTAGAAATTCCTGATAAGTTTCTTAAAGATGATGAAATACAAATAAATGCTTGGGTATGTAATGGAGAGGTAATACGATTAGTTATTAATCCTTTTACCCCTAAACGTATTCCATATGTTGCAAGCCCATACGAAATTAATCCATATAGTTTCTTTGGTGTAGGTTTAGCAGAAAACATGGATGATACCCAGACGTTAATGAATGGTTTTATGAGACTAGCAGTAGATAATGCTGTACTTTCTGGTAATCTATTGATTGAGGTTGATGAGACAAATCTAGCACCTGGACAAGATCTTACAGTATATCCTGGTAAGATTTTCAGGAGACAGGGTGGTGCGCCAGGACAAGCTATATTCGGTACTAAGTTTCCTAACGTGTCAAGTGAAAATATGATGTTGTTTGATAAAGCAAGAGTATTATCAGATGAATCGTCAGGTCTTCCATCGTATTCATATGGTCAAACAGGTGTAATGGGTACAGGTAGAACTGCATCAGGTATTTCTATGTTAATGGGTGCGGCTAGTAATTCTATACGTACTGTAATTAAAAACATGGATGATTATATGTTACGTCCAATGGGTGAAGCATTATTTGCATTTAATATGCAGTTTGATTTTGACCCAGAAATAAAAGGTGATCTAGAAGTAAGGGCTAGAGGTACTGAAAGCTTTATGAAGAACGAAGTTAGATCTCAACGTCTTATCAGTTTCCTACAGATTGCAAGCAGTCCTGTACTAGCACCATTTGCTAAGTTTCCATATATTATGCGTGAGATTGCGGCTACAATGGATTTGGATGTAGATAAAGTTACAAACAATCCTGAAGAAGCATTTAGACAAGCTATATTATTGCAGCAGATGCAACAGCAAATGGCTGAACAAAATCCACAACCTGAACAACAAATGGACCCAACAGGTGCAGGTGCAGGTAATATAGGTACGGGACAAGCTCCTGCTCCAGGTGAACAAGGATTTGCTACAGGTGGTGGGCCTAATGCTGGTACTCAACAACAAGCTCAAGCTCCTCAAGGAGGAGGACAGCAGCTACCTCCAGAATTAATGGCAATGCTACAACAGGCAGGTGGTGCAGGTAATGCTTGATCAAAAGACAGCAAGAGATTTAATACCATTAGTAAATGGTCCCGACTTTGATGAATTACTTTTGATATATTTAACTACTAAAAAAGAAGATGCTTATCGTGTATTAGAACAAAGTGACGATGAAGTAGAAATTTATAGAGCGCAAGGACAATTATATGCCCTGAAACGCATGGAAAATATGCGTGTAGAAATACAGACAATAGCTAAAGGAACCTAATATGGCTTCAAGAAATGAAAATCAAGTAATAAAAAATATATTAGCTATGATTGCTAAATCAGAGGGAACAACCAAAAGAGAAGGTAATCCTTATGACGTAGTAGTAGGTTTTGGAAATTTTCTTAAACCAGGAGACAATGATCCTTCAAGAAATATACCTACTGCAAACAAACCTGTAAGTCAAATGACTTTTAAAGAAGTTAAAGAATTTGGCAGGGCATTAGTTAATGCTACTAAAGGAAAAAATAAAGATGGTAGTTTTAAAATAGGTGATAATTCAGATGGTTCATCAGCAGTTGGTAAGTATCAACTTTTAGCTAATTATTTTAATACCGATGGAGATGGTATCGTAGGAAATCTACAAAAAAAATTACGTGCTAGAGGAGTAAAAGGATTTAAAGATACGGATATATTTAATGAAAGAGCGCAAGATTTACTAGCAATTGAGTTATTAAAAGAAAATGATGGTAAATTAAATGGTAAAAAAATACTAGCCGATTACGTTGAAAGTCCTAGTGAAGAAACTATGGATAAACTAATGGAAAAAATAGCATCAAAATGGCAAGGCGTACCAACGGCTAAATCTGGTCGAAAAAACTTTCAAAAACGCGAAATAAATTATGCTCAAGCTGTAGATATGTTAGAATTACCTGAAAGTCAATATAAATACGCTGGTGCTGATGAAAAAGGTTTAATGACAACTAAGAATAAACCACCTTTTAGAAATATAGATGATACAGAAAGAATGCTTGCTGATGAATTGGTATCATCACCTCAAACAGCTATGAGAAATATAAAATCAGAAGAAGAAAAGAAACGAGAAAATAGAATAGCTAGAAATCAACTTAATAAAAGTAACACAGATCGTACCGTAGAAAAAATGCGTGAATTATTTAAAGAAAAAGAAACAATAGCAGCTTTTAAAGACCTTAAAAAAGGTACTGGTATTATGAGTGTAATAGGGCCAACTAAATCTTTTTCTTCAGCATTAAATAAATTATTAGAAAGTAAAAATATTATAAAAGATATAGATGAATTAGATAATAATGCTGTGCTAGATATATTTAAATATTTTGGTGAAAAAGCTAAGGAAATTTTAAGTATCGGAGAAGCTGAAGCATCTGAAAAATTTAATATAGATCAAATTAAAACTTTAAATCAAAAATTTCAAGAGCTTATAGCTAACGAAGGACCAGGATATGATACATCTGATATTGGAGTAAGTGGTAAGCCAGATACTATTCTTTCAGAAGAAGCAGGAAGTCCTGATATGATTGGAGATACTAGTAATATATATGCTCCACTTGTAGAGTACGGTGGTGATAAGGTTGGTACAGCACCAGAACTTCTTTCAGACATAGATAATAGTGCAAAAACAAGAGGTATCTTTGAAAATTTAGGTGAACCAGCAGGTTCACCACAAGCAGGAATAGAACCACCTATCGGTCAAGTTGTACCACCACCAAGAAGAACTAATGATATTAATCTTGCTCTTGCTAATGAAAGATCTGAAACTCAATTAAATCCTAGTGAGATTAGAGCAATGGAGGATGAATCATTTGCTGAAGAAGGTGGAGAAAGGGATGATTTTTCACCTAACTATTCTATTGTAGATAGTATTCCTATGGAAGACGCTAATGAAATAGGATCTGGTGATGATTTAGGCACAAGGCAGTATCCCGATTCTACTTTGGAAATGCCAGAAACAATTAGAGATCAAGATGCATTTGCTAGAGATCTACAACCATTTGAATTAGGTGGGCAACGATGGGATAAAGACTATTCGGAACCAGAAAGTGATTTAAGTTACTTTGAAAACTTATTTACTGGATTAGATATGCAAGATGTAGATTCTGATTTTGAAAGAGATCTGCAACCTTTTGAAATCCGCGAAGAACCTATGGAACCATATGATCCAGCAGAAGATTTTGAAGATGAGCCTGAAGATACAAGTGTTGACTATGAATCTGATTTTGAAGCAGACCAGCTTAATTTAGAACATGGTGGTTCTGTAGAAGCTAATTTTGATGGTAAAGATACCGATGATGAAGAAGGTGATCCACCCCCATTAGCCAAACCTAAAGAAGTAGCAGATGATATACCTGCTATGTTATCTGAAGGTGAATATGTACTACCAGCTAATGTTGTAAGATATCTAGGATTAGAGCGTATTACAGACATGCATAAAAAAGTTTTATCTGAAATAAATCAGATGGAAGAATTAGGTATAATCCAAAATGTCGATGAAAATGGAACCCCTGAAAAAGATACAGATGAAATGAAGTTTATTGAATCTGAAGATGTGGGTGGTGAAGCTGATCCTAAAGAAGATGTAGTATCTAAAGGTACAGTAATTATTGCGTCAGCTAAACCTAAAGGCATGATGTGTGATCCACTTGCTTTTGAAGAAGGTGGTATGTGGAGTGAGGTCGGTGGTGAAGCTGATCCTAAAGAAGATGTTATGTCTTTTGATCAAGACTTAGATCAATCTGCATATGGTACGGGTTCTCGTGGACGGGGTGAGTCTTGGGAAGGTGACGAAAAATTAATGAAGGCTGGTCTGGATATGTTTGGTTCTTCAGCAGAAGAGGCGAGGGGTGATTTTGGAGTAGAGCCGGGGGTAAAAACAGATCTAGACATACAACGAAAAATAAAAGAAACAGCAGACCAATTAAAAGAAGAAGGCGAAGACTATAGTGGTTATAGTGGTCTTGGAGATAAAAGTAATAATATAGTTAAAAAATGGGGGGATATGCTTATAGAATTTGGTTTAGGAGCTACTGGTGTAAAAAGAATGGCAGAAGGTCTTGGAGCAGCACATAAAGCAGGATTAAAATTAAGAGAAGAAGCCCATAGTAAAGCTATAGCTGAAGCAGAAGAGGCAAGAGGAGGTAAAAAATTTGATCCTAATAACAAAACAGATAAATTAGAAATGGAAAATATAAAATATCAAGCATGGGCAATACCAGGAATGAGCGCATTAGAAGATAAATATTTTTATGGTGGGGCGATGTCAGATGAAGGAGGTCAATTTTCTGATAAAGAAATGAGAGAAGCAGACGAGTCTTACGAAAGATACGGAAGGATGCAGTCAAATACTCCCACAGTATTTAAGGCTATAAGTGAGATTGTTAATCCATACCTAGGCAAAGGAGAAGAAGGACTAGTCTTACGAAAAACTGGTGATCCAACTGCTGATAACTATTTTCCAATGTTATCACAGGTAAAATATCCTTTTGTTGGACCCATACCAGATCCTTATAAATGGTTTGCAGGAAAAGGAGGCAGGTTCTATAAACATCTTCTTAACCCAAAACGTGATCGTGAGTATATACGTTTTCCTGATCCTTACAGGAAATCTGAACAAATTCCAAGTTCAGGTTTTGCTAATGGTGGTATTATGGTAAAAAAAAAGTTTAACACAGGAGGCACATACGTACCAGGAGTAGGGTACAGAGATGTAACAAATCCTGAATCATTAGAAGATGCATTTAATGAACCTATAAAAAGTTATGAAGATGTACTAGCAGAAATACAAGGTATGACGGGTCAGGATTCTTTTCGTGAAGATAGTGAATTAAAAGGAGCAGAAGGCAGAAAACGTAGAGAAAGATCTAGAAGATTACCTAGACCTACTGCTGGAAGTTCTAAAGATATAAGAATTTCAAGAAGAGATCCGTATTTGCAAAATGATTTAAAGGAATATGGAATTGCTGGAGAAGAAACGGCTACGGTATTAGACAACTACCAGCAGGGAAGAACAAATGTCCTTGAGGGAACAGCTAACTTTAATAGTCCTGTATTAAATAGGCAGATTACAAATGATTTAAATAATTATACTGACGCGAAAAGACAACAGTATGACGGGATTCTTCAAGGAGATTTAGAAAAGATACCCGAAGGTGCTACAAATAGAGATGTCTTAAAGAAAGTATTTTTTAAAGAGTTAACTTCAGGTGATTTTGGGGAAAACCAAGATGAATATGCATTTGGCGAAGAACCAGGAAGTGGTAGATTTGCTAAACTTGGTGGTAGGGGCGCACCAGTTAGACCTATGCAAGGAAAGTCATTTAAAAAATTAATTCTTGGACCTACCCAAGATTCAGGAGGAAGATTAGATCCTACTGAAGCAGATAGATTAAAATTAGATGAGGAAGCAGATTTAGAATGGGTTAATAGAATGTCTCGTTATTTAAATTCTCAAGGAGATAGAAAATATATAGATCCAACTGCTGATAACTATGTAGATAATATATTTAGAGAGTATCAAGGATTTAAAGGAACAGGTTTATGGGGTGAAACAGACCCCTCTGCTATGCCTAGCTCATTAATGGGCCAACAATATGTGGCTGGAGTTGGGTATAGATAATAAGGGCTACCTTCTACCCTTTTCATGGTGAAAAGCTACTAGATGCCCCCGATGAAGAAAGTAAATAAAATGGAAGCAATACAACAAGAAATAAAAAATACCCCAATGCGTTACTCTAAAAAAAGTATAGAGGAAGAAGAAAAAGAAATTGAAGAATTAGAAGCTCAAAGAACTCCTGAAGAAACAGAGGAATCTGATGAAAATTTAGGAGCAGAAGAAAAAACTTTTAAGAAAAGATATGGAGATTTAAGGAGACATACACAACAAATACAAGATCAACATACTGGTGAATTACGTAAACTACAAGGACAAATAGATAGTTTAACACGTAAGCAGGTAAAATTACCAAAATCAGATGAGGAACTTGAAGAGTGGACTGAAAAATATCCAGATGTTGCAAAGATTGTAGAAACAATAGCTACAAAAAAAGCAGTAGAAGCTCGAAAAGATGTTGAAGAAAAATTAAAGTATGTAGATGAAATGCAGATTCAGGTTCAGTTACAAAAAGCAGAAAGTGAACTTGAAAAACTTCATCCAGACTTTGCAGAAATTCGTGCTGATGATGCCTTCCATGAGTGGGTTAATGAACAACCTAAATGGATACAATCAGCTTTATATGAAAATGATAATGACCCAAGGGCTGCTGCAAAAGCTATAGATTTATATAAGTTAGAAACACAACAGACTAAACCTAAAGCTACCAGTAAAGATGCAGCAAAATCTATTAAGAAAGGTTCAAGAGCAGAACAACCAAAGACAGAGGATCGAAGTGCTTGGTCTGAGTCTCGCGTTAAAAATCTTAGTCCTAGAGATTGGGATAAAAACGAAGAAGTTATTTCTGAAGCAATTGCAAATGGCACATTCGTATATGATTTAACTGGTGGTGCAAGGTAAAAAAACTCTTGACAAATTAAATAAAATGTGATATACTTTGTATATTACTTAAAACTAGCGTAGTTTTGCTAGTATTCGGAGCCTCCTTAGTATAAGGACTACCTCCTGTTGATGCTAACTGAGAAGTTTCAACTACCTACATTCGTTAGGCCAGGTTTACCTACACCCTAAAGATGTAGCCTTGAATTGTCAATAGTTGGCTCGTTTCGATAATAGCCGAAAGGAGATAACCAATGGCTTTTAAGACTGCTGCTGGTTACGGAAACCTACCTAACGGTAACTTCTCACCTGTTATTTACAGTAAGAAGGTACAATCAGCTTTCCGTAAGACTAGCGTGACTGAAGATATTACCAATAGTGATTACTTTGGTGAAATATCTAACTTTGGTGATACTGTACGTATTATTAAAGAACCAGAAATCACAGTCAAAGAGTATGCTCGTGGAACTCAAGTAACTCCACAAGATCTCGATGACGACGATTTCACACTAGTTGTCGATAAGGCAAATTATTTTGCTTTTAAAATTGACGACATTGAAGAAGCACATTCTCATGTGAACTTTGAATCAATGGCAAGTGATCGTGCAGGGTATCGCCTGAAAGATCAGTTTGACATGGATGTACTAGGATACTTGTGTGGTTTCCAACAAGCAACTATTAGTGCTGTTGCTGCTACTGCTGGAACTGCTGCTAGTAAGTCTGGTACTGACCCAATCAGCACTGTTGCTGCTACAGGTCTACTTGCTTCCATGTTAATCTCCCGCGCAAGCTTTGTGTCGGGTGGTGCTACTACTGACTCAATTGCAACTCATGCAGACGGATCTACTGGTGAAGCAACTCCTCTGGAAGTACTAAACCGTATGGCTCGTTTACTCGATCAGCAAAACGTAGACCGTGATGGTCGATGGGTTGTTGTTGATCCAGTATTTGCAGAGCAATTGAACGATGAAAACTCTAAACTCTTGAGCAGCGATTTTGCTTCAAGCAATCCGGACATTTTGCGTAATGGTCGCATTATATCTGGTATGGTTCGTGGTTTTAGAGTTTATATGTCCAACAACCTACCTTCCATAGGTAATGGTCCAGGATCAGTTGATACCAACGGTTCTAGTTCAAACTATGGGGCGATTGTTGCAGGACATGACTCTGCTGTTGCTACAGCTTCTCAAGTAGAGAAGGTAGAAACATATCGTGACAACGATAGCTTTGCTGACATCGTTCGTGGTATGCATTTGTACGGTCGCAAGATTCTTCGTCCTGAAGCTCTTGTTCGCGCTCATTACAACATAGCTGGTTAAGGAGGATAAATCATGGCTACTTATGATATGACAAGCTCCGATACTACAGGTGTAGGAGCTAGTACTATTGCCGCCCTTCCAGGGGTAAGCATGAACCATAGTATGTATAATGTCGAGGCCTATCTCGATATTGATGACTTGGTTGCAAAAGGATATTCTGGTGCAAACGGTGATATCTTTCAACTTCTTGAAATTCCAGCAGGTACTCTTGTAATTAATGCTGGTGCAGAAGTTATGAAAGCATTTACTTCAAGTTGCACTCTAGACATGGACTTTGCAGCGGGTGACGATATCGTTGATGGTGCAGATATTACATCAACAGGTTTCTGTGCCGCTGGTACAAACGGTCAAACCAACACTGTTGTAGGTTCTGCCGCTTCAACTTATACTCAATTTGTATCTACTACAGATACAATTGATTGTTTGATTGCTGGAGCAGCCCCTGCTACAGGTAGGTTGCGTGTGTATGCTACACTCATTGATTGCAATGAATCTGGAGCAGAAGCCGCTGCTGCCGCAAGGGACGCATTGGCATAATGGATTTTGGGGTAGTTCATTAGTTTGGGCTACCCCTTTATCTTAATTTGGATATGATATGGCTACAACTTTTTTAACAATAGTAAATGATACATTAAGACGTTTAAATGAAGTAGAATTAACTTCTACTGATTTTGGTGAAGCGTCAGGTTTTCGCGCACAAGTTAAAGATGCTGTTAATGCATCTATCCAAGAAATATCCCAACGAGAATATGAATTTCCGTTTAACTACACGGCAGGTTCTTTAACCTTAGTAGTAGGTCAACAAGAATATTCTTTACCTTCTGATTTTAAAATAGCTGATTGGGATTCTTTTAGAATAAATTATGATTCAGATAACAATTACGCCGCAAGAAATTTAAAACTTATAAATTACGATACTTTTCTTAAAAGATTTTTTGAGCGAGATAATGAAGCTGGTACAGGTGATTACGATCAACCTATATACGTGTATAGAACACTAGATAATAAAGCAGGTTTTACTCCTAGACCAGATGCAACTTATAGTATAAGTTATAATTATTTTGCTTTTGCTTCAGATTTATCTGCATCTACAGATGCTATGTCAGTACCTGATGCTTTTAAACACGTTGTTATAGATGGTGCATTATACCATTGTTTTATGTTTAGAGATAATTCTCAACAGGCTTCAATAGCTAAATCAAAATTTGATGAGGGTATAGACAGAATGCGTTCATTACTTATTAATAGATTTACAGATGTGCGTGATACTCGCGTTAGTAGATTAATAAATGTACCGCATGGTAATGGATAATGACTGATGCTTTAAAAGATGCCACAATTTTATCTAGAGGTGGTTTATTTACTAATGAAGATGCGTTATCTTTAGCTGGATCTAATCCAGGTGCCGCACTTCGTATGTTAAATATGGAGATATCTCAATTTGGTGGGTATAGAAGAATTAGTGGCTATGCTTCATATGACTCTAGTTATGGAACTGTCACGGGTACTGGTGAGATTATTGGACTCTGGATTTTAGGAGGTACTCCATATGCCTGTAGACGTAATGATGGGGATTATACAGGTGCATTAGGAACTGATCCTTTTACTACTAGTAGTGGTAGCGCAACTATAACAGTCGCTCATACTAGTCATGGATTAGCAGTAAGCGACAGAGTTATTTTTTCTGGATCAGCCGCTGTAGGAGGCATTACACCTAATAGTGTAGAAATGACTGTAGCCAGTGTTCCTAATTCAAATAGTTACACTGTAGCCTTTACCTCTAGTGCTAGTTCTAGTGTTAGTGGTGGTGGAGGTAGTTCAGTAACATTTAAATACTTTGACGTATCTGCTGCTAAAGCGCATTCTTTAGGTGCAAATCCAATTACAACTGTTAATGAAAGTACTACTATAACAGTTGCACATACAGCGCATGGACTATCTGTAGGTAATTATGTTACTCTTTCGGGGTCTTCAGCAGTTGGAGGAATAACTCCAAATTCAGTTGAGATGAAAGTAGTATCAGTACCAAATGCAAA